TATCTACTATCACTCGATATTGTAGCTAAATTAACCGTTTCAGCAGATGACATGAACGAAAACCCTGATCTTCTGTTCTTTAAGTAGCACATTCCATAACATCTTTTATCAGCTTTTGCTGCTTCCCAGAATATATAGAATAATCTATTTGCCTCTCTAAAATCTGGAGCACCTACATCTATTTTACTCCATTGAAGATACATATAATGAGTACCTGTTATATAAGTAGATTTACCATTATTATTAAACCAAAAACCTTCTTCTCTTCTTTTAAACTCCTCGTCTATATAATCATACCATTGCTCTTTAGATTCATCTGGATAATTTTTCCAGTCAAATATATTTTTAAGACGAGTTAATTCTTTTGGTTGTTCAAATTTTACCCATTTCTTTTTGGGGTGCACGTACACTCCTTTTGGTTCCAACGGCAAGCCAATTCGCAAATTTTGAATTTCATATATTTCTCCAATTTGCCCAGTTTTTGATATAACGACGATATCATGTTCTTTATTGTATCCATATTTCCATTTTTTACCTTTATTCATACGATTTATAGTCGTACGTTTAATAGGTTCTATTATTTTTAATAATGTTTGTTCGTAAATCATTTTGATCTTCCTTCTGCAAACCCCTTAAATACTCTATCTTCTTTTTCTTCAGGTTCTTTACCCTCAAGAACGTTCTCCTCATCTTGGATTCTATTAAGTATTTCAAAAGCATCAAATATGGCGAGTTTTTTGGTAGCGGCAGCATTTTTAAGTCTGTCTGCTGTAATATCATCTCCGCTATCCACGATAGCTTCTTTTGCCACTTTGATAAGTTCATCTACTGCTTTGTGCCCAGCTTGGATTATACGCTTCTTCGTTTCCTTGATATTCATATTTAATTGTAATAAAATTAGATAAAACTCTATATAGTCTTTTGCCATCAACAATAAACTCATACTCACTATTTGGTCTAAAACCTATTAAATCACCAACTTTAACTGTGCCATCAGAATATTTAACAATACCTATTAAAGGTTTTTCAAGATCTATATTAAGAGGATTTTTAGCTTTTAAAGGTTGTACAAAACAATATCCTTTTGGAGCTATCCACTCGTTATTTCTTTTATATAAAAAGATCTGATCATGAGTTATAAAATAAGTAGATTCATTAAAATAACTTTTACTATTTTTTTCCTCACCTTTGATATTATGCCATCTTCTAAAAACATTATGATGAACTACAACAGTATCTCCAGGAAGTATATCTGTGTCACCGATAATTGGAGTTGATATAACTACAGCTTCTCTATTTATGTATTGATGATTAAATATTTCAGTATTAAGTATTAATTCTGAATCACCAACTTTTTTAGTGTTGTTATATCTTTCTCCTTTAGGTGTCACAACAAAGTTGTAAACACTTTTCATTAGTACTCTAGATTATACTCTACAGATACAGCCATGTTTTTGTTAAAGTCCTTCCAAGGTAAGACATCTTTATTTTTCTTAATGTAAACAGAGTATTTGTCTTCTTCTTCTAGTATATCGCAAATCGTATGTCCACCATAAACCTCTTGACCAACAGCATAATGCATCGCATCATTTTTATAGTCTTTACCTACACTAATCTTTCTTATTAACTTCGCCATTTTCTTTTTCGTAATTTATAACACCGTCTTCTATATTAATATCTACAGTGCCATATTCTTTTTTAATTTCATTTTGTAATAAAGTTAACTCGTCATTTAAACCTGCTATACTGTGTAGTAGTATATGTTTTCTAGTTTCAATTTGTCCAATTTCCATTTTAGCTCTATTAAGATCATTTATTATTTTCTGAACTTTTGCTAAATGATCATCAGAAATTTTTTCAGGTTTAATACCTTTTAGTTCTTTAATTTTTTTACTTGTGTTTTTTGCCATTTTATTTAATTTAAGTTAATTTTAAGGAGTTGTACTACTCCAAGTTGCGTTTACTATTGTACCGTTTAAACGACCAATACTATCTTCTGTTGTTGAACCAGTTCCTTCTGCAAATCTCCATAAATGTGTTATTTTTGAAGAACCAATTTTTGAGGCTTCTTGTAGTGGTATCGGTGTACCTGAATTATACGTTTGCGTAACCATAGAGGCTGTAAGTGCTTTTGTCCAAATCGACACTTGATATAACAAACCTTTAAAAGCTTGATCGCCCGCAGCATTATCATCACCTATTCTATTTACTGTAAAAAACTTATCGTGTTGTGCACCAAAATTTGTATTAGTAACCTCTAACAAATTACCATCCTCGTACATTTTCACTGTTGCTGTTGACCCACCTGCTGCTCCGACCCAAGTTATAACGTAGTAATGCCAATTGGTATCTGCCGTTACAGGAGCATAAGCATCTTGTCCATTTTGATCGCTCTCTATATAAAGCCTATCTCCATCGTCATCAAAATACAAGCGTTTATATGATCCAGTAGCTGAATTACCCAAGATAACAGCTTCGTCGTTATTATCAGTTCTTTTAGCCCAAAAAGTAATACTCCCATCATCACCTTCCGTACCTATAGGTATAGATGTTTCTGTAAAATTAATATAATCAGTGGTTCCATCAAAACTCATCGAATACTTACTAACGTCTAATGATGTTTCAAAAAACGGTCGTGACATACTACCACCTAAATTTAACATTGTTTAAAAAGTTATATTTGCAAGTAAAGCGTTTCTTAATTGGGTAAACCAAAAAGATTGCGAAGTGTTTTGGTTTTGACCTTCTAATAAAACAGTACTTATTAAATTTTGTTTTTCATTCCACGCTAACACTCCTGTCCCACTACCGGGAAGATCATTAAAATCACTAAGACTATAATTATTAGCATCACTCCTCGTTAATAAAAACTCACCAGATCCTTCAATAATACCCTCTTGTAATAATCTTTGGTTTGCCGTTCTGTTACTGTCTATACCTCCATTACCCGCGTCAGCCTTTGGTTCTGTTGAGCTAGCCTGTAAAGCTTGATAACCAGAAACAAATTGATCATCTAAACCAGAGTCTATAATAACAAGACTTAAGGATGGTTTTTGCCCACTATCATTTACACCTTTAAAACCTGACACCCCAGTGTTAAGACCACCTCTATAAGCATCCATATCTGTTCTAAAGTTAGCATGATTATCTGGACTACCAGTATCACCCTCAGCATCCCAACCATAAGCTGTTATTTGAAAAGTAACCGTTATTCCATCCGCGAAAGTATTAGCTTGACTTAAAGTAATATCATTACCGCTAATTGCAGTTATTGAGGTTCCACTTACAAAACTACCAGAACTAACAGCTGTTATAGTCATGTTCGTAGAAGCATCTGAATGGACTCCTCCATCATGACCTTTCACGAGTGGATCACCATCAACAAACGTGACCGCTGTTGAATTTGATGTCGCGCCATCCACTACAGCTGTAACTGTAGCAGTATGTGGAGCTCCAAATTGTGTACGGTGATAAAGTGGAGCTGAATTTGTTCCTTTACTTTCATTTAAAACAACTATTTGTACAACATTACTCACAGTATTAGCATCACCAAATTGTTTCCAGGTTTGTGTTGTTGCGTTATTATTTGTTGTTGATCTAGTATGAACCCACTGCAACCATCTTTCACCAGATCTTTCATTCCAAATTATACGCGCATCATAAGCATCTTTTCCATTAGTAGCGTTATCAGCGTTTCCAGATTCTTCGGTACCACCAGTAGCATAAAGATCTTGTAATTCAGCTCTTAAATTATCTGTTGCTTTTACACAGTCTCCACCAGCTGCAGACCCACTAGCACAGTAATCTCCTATCATAACATTTTTTAATGGTGTTATAATATCATTCATAGAACCACTATTATCAAAATAAATGTTAACCCAAGTATTAGCATCCCAAGTATTGGGTGGATTTATACCTTGTATATAATACGTAGGCACACCCATCCCCGTGGGAACTCCTAATCCTGTAACGAATCCCATTTATTTACCGAAATAACAAATTATACCACCATCAGAATCAGAAGTACCTAATTGAACTTCTGACCATCTACCATATACAATTATACCAGTTGGATAAGTTGCCCCTTCTGTGGTCGTACCACCAGCACCATGATATTCATCAAGGAAAACTAATGTTTGAGAAGAGGTTGGTGTTAATATAGCGTCTAACGTTATATTAACGCCATCTACTTTTAATACTTTAACACCTTGTTTATTTGGACCATTATATATAGGTGTTGGTGTTTCTGAATCTACAGTTAAACCCGCATCTATTGTATCAGCATCATTTACCAATAATACATATTGTCCCGCTTTTATTTTAGCGTTTTCTGAATCAATAGTTACAGTATCGTTTGTTTGATATACTGTAGTTCTAGCACCAGTACAAGCTTGCTCCGTAACACCTAAGTAGTTAGCGTCTGTTGCTTCTGTATCTGCTGTTGTTATGTATTGAGGTCCTAAAGTGTCTAAAGTCTCCGTTTGTAAAGATGATAATGAATTAGCTGCTAAAAATTGAATAGCAACAATAACATGTCCTTTTGGTGGATATACTGGTTTATCAGCTATATTCATATATGCACTACCTAACTGTCCAAATCCATATGCTACTTCTGTTGAGTTTTGTCCCATAATTTTATTTTTTTACTTTTTCTAGTGATCTACCGCCAAAATAAGCACCGATCACAGTTATTAATACTAATTGTAATAAATCCACCCATGAAGCTTTAACTTCAAAGGCAATAACTCCAGCATCGATAAAAACTAACATTACTGTAGATACTACTAGAAATATTAAAACTAGTGGTCTTATATTTTTGCTTAACCAAGAATCAGATGTCATATCCATTTTCCAACGCTCAGTTATATTTTTTTCCATTTCTATCTCGTAATTAGAGATCAATTCTTTTACTTTTTGTTCTGCAGCTAATCTCTCTTCATCAGACGTAGTTAAATTATCTATTACTCCACCTACACCTTTAACAAGTTCGGTAGCGCCAGAACTAAATATTTTTCCTAATATATTCATTATCCTCTAACTTTTTTCAACTGTGCTTCTAATTTCTTAATTTGAGATATAATTTTTCCTTTTTCCATAACACTCAAATTTCTTGCATTTTCTTTTTCAAGATCAAATCTTAAATCTTCAATCCTCATTTCTAAGTCGTTTATCTCCTCTTCCTTACTACCACCAATCACTTCAGTCCCTTTTTTCTTTTCGTGTTCACTGAGTGGTACATTAGTTTTATACTCTTTATCTTTAAATTTAAAGTCTTGATTTAAAGGTGAATTTCCAAAATCCATCCCTTTTAATTTAAATGGTCCTCCCATAGTTTATTTATATTTATTATTAAGCTTTAGTCCAATATCCGTATTCAACTATACAAGTCGCGCTGTTTGCTAAAACCTTAAGTCCTCTTTCTCCTTGTACGGCAAAAAACGAAATCTCACCTGGATGTAAAATACCATAAGCTGTACCTGCTGACGTTTGAAGAACCACATAGTTTGTGCTGTCCATATTTTTTAAATACACATATGTATCTGCCGTGTTATCTGCTACAGTTAACAATTCAGTTGCTCCTGTATGTAATACTGATACTCTAGAAACAGACTGTAATGGTGCTCCCACGGTTAAACTATCTGTTACCGTTAAATTTAAAGAGTCAGAACTTACGTCTGTACTAACTAATGTTAATGTTGGTGTTAATGTTGCCATGTTTTATTTTTATTTATTTGTGTTATATTTGTATGCTTCTATTTCCCATGGAAAAGATCTGTCACCTTCTGGTAACCACTTTCCATCAAAATTAATCATACCATCTTTTCTATCGTAATACCTACCATTCCATTTGACCCAATCGTCGTCATATGCCAACTTACCCGTTTTCATATCAACAATATGTTTCATTTCGTGTATAAGTACTTCTCTTTCTTTCTCACTTCCTGGTTCTATTTTATTATTTATACGGATTGAACCGTCTTTCATTGCTTCTCCAGCGGTATCTAATGGTACTCTATAAACAGGTGTTCCAGGAACAGAAGCATCATCTCTTTTAAAGATAAATTTATTTTTAATTTCTCCTCTATCCATATAGTTTTTTATACTTCTTCCTAGTTTAAAAGTCATTATCTATCTTTATCTTTAATCATATCATCTATAGCTTTATTATAAACTTTATCTGTATATGATTTGTTATTATAAAATATACTTCTATCTGAAATGGGTAGATCTTCTTCTCCTAAAAGTATTCTATATATTCTACTTATTATTTGAGAACATTTAAAAGACGTTTTAAATATAGAGTATTTAATAGTAGTTCTATTTCTATGTCTCCAAGTTTCTATCCAACCTTCTCTTTTTAATCTTTCCCATCTGTTTTTATCCCATGAATATGTGTAAATACCATCCATGAAATCTTTTCGTGTAAATCTTCCTTTACAATCTAAATAAATTAATAATTCTAAATCTGCATCTTTTAAGTTTTACAGACCCACTTTCTAGTGAGCCTGTAATACTTAAGGATATTCATTTCACGCAAATCTTGCGCGGTTAATCGCATTTATTAAGATGCGTCAACTACAGTTATTGCAGCAACAGCTGTAATATTTGGGTGTAAATACTTAGAGTTTTCATCGTCAGCTACAACCACCATTGGAGAGTTAATAGCAGAAGCAGAGTTAAGCGCACCTGCTATAGCTTCTAAAACCTCTTTGTGTTTACCAGAAGTAATAGTAAGTCCTACTAAATTCTGATCGTCACCATCAGCACCTAAAACTTCTTGAGCAACATCTTTCTTAAAGATAATATTAAGTCTTGTTGCTGAATCCATTTCGTAATGAGAAACGTTTTCCGCTCTCACCATGATCACTTCTTCATCGCCAGCTGTCCCATCAGGAGCACCACTTGCAAAATACAAAAATTTTTCCATTGTTTTTTTTGTTTTAATTAATAATTTATTTTCGTTTTTAAGTTTAAGGTTTAGGGATTATGGTTTGGGCTTAATCTACTAGAACAACGTCACCATCGCGAATAACTCTATAAAGAGTATCTTTCCATGATATGTCGTGTCCAGCATGTTTATCGTAATATATCGTGTCTCCATCTTTTAGCCCTTCTACAAGATTTCCACACGATATTATCTTTGCTTTTAAATATCTATTATCGACATCAGTCTTATCCGTTACTATGAGACCAGCGACTTTTTTAGGTTCTGTCTTTATTCTGTCTACTATAATATATCTATTAATTGCTTTCATTCATTCTCATATTTGAAATTACACAATCTGCAGATATAATCGTTGACACTACGCTTACCGCGTTTTTAAGAGCTGATTTAGTAACAAGCACTGGATCTATTATTCCAGATTTAATCATATCAACACTTTTACCGGTCACAACATCTACACCTAATCCTTTTTTTGGCCTTGGTGCTACTTGTTCTAAACCAGCGTTTTCTAATATAGTATCAAACGGTGATCTAATAGCGTTAAATATAATTTTTTCACCAATACAATCGGCTTTTAAGTTTTGTGAAGCATTTAGAAGAGCAACTCCACCACCTGGGACGATACCTTCTTTCAGGGCCGCTTTTGTGGCGTAGATAGCATCTTCTACTCTATCTTTCTTTTCTTTCATCTCAATTTTAGAATTAGCACCTACTTTTATAATACCTACAGAACCAGATAACATTGCTAATCTTTGTTGATGTTTCTTTTGTATAAATGGATTTTTATCCCACTTATCTATAGTTTTCTTAATACTCTCAATTCTTTCTTTCATTTCTTCTTCTGGAGTATCTATAGTTAATACTGTATTTTTATCATTAGTTATTGCTGTATAAGCCTCGCCTAAGCAATCTACATCTATAAGATCTAAATCATCACCAAGTTGTTCGTTTATAACCTTAGCCCCAACTAAGAAAGCGAAATCTTCAACTGTATCTTCCTTGGTAGGACCAAAACCTGGTAAGTCAACTATATTAACTTTTATATTACCTTTCACTTTATTCATAAGAAGTGCGGCTTTAACCTGTTGATCAACTGGAGCAACTATTAAAAGAGATCGTTTATTCTTTATAACATGCTCTAAAACCGATTGTATTCTTCTTATATTAGGGATTTCTGAACCAACTATTAATACTAACGGATTTTCAAGTTCACAAACTTGCTTATCTTTATCAGTAACGAAATGTGGGGATGTGAGTCCTGAGTCTATTTGCACGCCATCTACAAGTTCAACATATGTCTCTTCAGTTGGTGACTCTTCCATTAATACCACACCATCTTTACCTACTTTAGTATAAGCTTCTGCTATAATCTTTCCAAGTTCTTCATCGTTATTACAACTAATAGAACTTACAGATTCCA